CCATTCATCAGAATGGAACAAAGTCCGGTGTTATTCATATTATACTGTTCTGTCTAATGTTCCTTCCCCGGTTAACGTAAACGAAAATCCCATCAACCCATTGGCCGTACCGGTAAATGTCACATTTGTGCATTTGCAACTGCCCGAATAATATAGGTTATAACCAACTGAACCCGATGTGGGGTTTTGAATTCTCCACAAGAACGATGTTCCATTGTCCATTTGTTCAACCAGGTCATCATGTGACACCTCGTCGGTATCGGGCCGGGTCTCACAAACAGCATTTCCTGAAGGGTTAAACTCAATAACACCTACGCCCACCTTTTTACCGCAATAGGTGTCTTCTGCAGTTACAGGGGTTTGTAGCGGGATGCTGATGTCTTTTAAACACACAAGTACTTTCCAGGTTACACCGCTATCGAATGACAGCTCTATGGGCATATCCTTCGCATTGATTGTAGAGTTGCTTAGTGGCATTTTTATTTGCTTTTGATAGTTAAGTTAATTTTGTTGCTATACACGAAAATTGTAACACTTTAGTTATCTCGTAATAGTTAGAGCCTAATGGATCTTCGATATAACTGGCCGATTCAAGCAGTATATCCGAAAACTCCCACCCTGTCTGCGCTGCCAGGTACCCATTGCCCGGTTGATTCGTTGGATATGTTATTATCTGCTCGATCTGCTCGCTTATATCATCGACTATATCTTTGCTAACACTTGAATACTGTTTGCTAGTGATCTCGATCGTCTGAACGCAGTTCCACCTGAACCTTCTGAAATCCGAGCTATTAACTGCTGATTGTTGGGTTAATAGCACATACTTATCCTCGTTTTCAACTTCATTAGTGGTCAGACTATCATATGTATGAACAGCGTTACCGTCATAGGATAATGCGGATTTAATCGCATCGTAGAACCCCATTCTGACTGCTTGCTCTCTGTTCATGAGTTATTGTTATTTATAATTTGCTCCAACCTTTTTTGCAATAATGGCGTTTCATTAAGCATTGCCGGAAAGAAAAACGGCCTCGGCTTTATCCCGTTTATCATAATAAAATGAAAGATCAAACAAGCCGTCGTTTCATAACTCAATAACTTATTCTTTCCTGCCTTTTTGCCGCCTTTCTGAATCGAAGCACTTTCAAACCTTATTCCTTTTCGTTTTGCCCATGCTGTAATAAACTTTAAAGCCTGTTCTGCGGTTCCTGATGACTTCTCAGTGCTGAATTGAATTCCCAGCTTCTGCACCTCCGGTGGCACTCTGCGCTTGCGCCTTGTTCCAAACTCATCAAATCCGCTGTATTCTGATTGGCTGAAGTATTCAAAAAGGGTTTTATTAACTTCTTTATAGTTTATACCGCCCGCCAGCGCTCCCATATCTTTCGGTGCTGCTCGTTTGGCATTTCTGACCATCGTTTGTACCGAAGCCTTCAATTCGGCATGTATAAGAGCTTGCGTTTTGGCGTTGTAAGCATCGATATTCTTTATCACATCTGCGATCCCAGGTGCCGATATATTGATCATCCCTGCCACTACTTCACGCTTTTACTTAATATGAATTCATACAAATGTTCTTTCTCATTAACCAGATCCCAGTCATGGATCACATATGTTTCACCTGCAATGACGCATATCGATGAATTGCTCAGGTTATTGATAAGGTTCAGTTGAAACCGGCAAATCATCTTATACCACTGCGCAATTTCCACTTGGCCCCTATCTGCTTGCTTAAGTGATCTTTTCTTTTCCAGACTGCACCGAGTGGTTAAAAACGTTTCGAAATTATCTCGGCTACCGGCGCCCAACGACCCACGGTTATTCTTTTTGAATACCACCTTTTTCTTCAACTGACCGATATGGAAGTTTACTGACATCTCTTTTCCCTCTCTCTTCTTTTTCTTTGCGATTCTGCCATTTTAGATTTAACATGCTCTGGTAATTTTGTGCCTGCCATTCTAACACGAGCTTTCACTGCTATTTTCTCTTTCGCAATACTTGACATTACTCTCCCTTTCGATGCTTCGCTTAATTTCCGACGTGTCTCATCAGATATAATAGCGCCTTTCCTATTTGACGGCTTCCCCTTATTTGCATCGCTTTGTTTTCTTCTGGTTTCATCAGATGGAACATAGTTTTTTCTAAAGCATTTACCTTTGTGTCTTTGCGATATCTTCAACTTAGTCTCTTCTGAGTGTTTTTTATTTTTCATCGGCCCAGGCAACCCCGTTCTACTTTTAATCATTTTAATAATTGATTCTTTGCTTAATTTGCCCCTGCTGCCCGCTTCCCTAATGTTCATTAGCTCAATGCCGCAATTTCTGTATAAGTCCATATACAACTGCTCATATTCATCCAGCGTAATCTGTTCAATATCTATCGGAAATTCATGTACTAATTCAAATAAATGACTAGCCCAACCATGCTTTTTAATCGACTCGTAAATCTTCCTCTGGCATTTACAATGCAGAGCTTTATATTTTCGCAATCGTTTCGAAATATCCCAACTCTGCCCGATATAAACCTTGCCAGATGGAGAAGTGATTTTATATATGCCTATTACACCCACGCTGTATCAATGAATGGTTTTAAATATTGCATTGCGTCAGCACTTATGCCCGTTGCCTTCTGCACTGTTTCATTTCCTGCTGCGCTGAGTGTCGTTGTCTCGTCACCCCTGTGTTCGTACCTGTATGCTATTTCTGAGCGTAATGCTAACATCAGGTCTTGGGGTATCGTGTTGTCGTAATCTATTTCCTCGTCTACTCCGTACCCTGCTGTATACGTGATCTTGTGTCGCCCACAGCGCCCGGTATTTATCAGTTTAAAATCCTCGCCATCCGTTGTATAATCAGTTACGGTCAGCGTTTCATAGTCTGGTGTGCCGTCAGTATTCGTGCCTTTGCGGAATAACACCTCCGTTAGTTCCCTAACCGGCCCGTGTGGTAGTTTAAATTCCCTTGTCAGGTCAGCTGTAACAATTATTGTCCTTGCTACCAAAGACAGCTTTGTTTTCTTTTCAATAGCCTGTCTCGCTTCGGTTATAAGACTGGTAAGCAAAGTATCATCATCGGTATTTACCGTATCGATGATCAGCCATGCCTTTGCCTGTGCCAGTGTAACCGGCTCAGTGATAGACTCCGCTTGCCTGTTCTTTATATCCTTTATAGTGTTTAGCATTTATAAGAAATTGTTCAAGTTGTTCGAGTTGTTTTGCCGGGTTTAACTCAGTTGCCCGGTGTCTGCATTTATCACTAACCGACCGGTAATATTTTTCATCATCCAGCTTGTTAATATGCTTTATGATCGGCTTAATATCGTATGTCTCACCGTCATGTTCAATGATCTTTCCGTATTGATCGGCCTTACAAGGGCCACGATCAGGTATATACAACCCTGCATAACCGCAGTTTTCCTTCAGTCCCTTTGTCGCTGTACAGATTACTGGTATGCCGTTGCACATGGCTTCTGTCGCAGTACGGCCCCAGCTTTCATACCTGGATGGCATGAGTAATATCCGGGTACGCTTGTATACTGAAAGAATATCGGGACTGTTCGGCACCAATTCGACATTTGGACATTCGTTCATGATCTTTTGAGCAATTTCCCCCTGCAAGCCACCGTCATCATAACTGCCATACACGCCGATGAATTTTGCATAAGGCATTGCCTTCGCTACTCGGTACAGGATGTACCCGCCTTTATTTTCATTGATACTGATCATGGTTATTGCTTTGTTATCCCATGGATCAGGGCAAACATTGTAATAACCGGAATCGCAAGGCGGGTACATTATCATATTCGGCCAGTCATAGGCTAAGAATTCTTTCACCCATTGACTATTGTAAACAATATGCACATCTGATTTTGCATCGGGTATCGGATTAGGATCGTAAGTATAATGACTGTGAATAAAGCACGCTATTGGACGCTTAACGAGTCGAGCTATATTGATCGCCCATTTGGTATAATCCAGATGGGTCAGTATTACGTCTGCCCACCGATACGCATCCAGATTTTCAAGCGGGTCGCCCTGTACCCTTACACCCTCATAATAATATGGCACCTGTACATTGTGCATTTTAGCTTGCATGAGTATCACGCGTACTTCGTGCCCCAGGGTCATCAAATATTTATTGATGTGGTGCGCCATCAGCTCACTGCCACAGTTGTGTTTCGGAGGGTATAGATGTATGACCCATAGCAATCTCATGCGGCAACCTCCTTCTTTTCATAGTTGATCACAGTCCAGTCATCACAGTATATGTCATTGCCTGTTATGTCCGTGTATTTCGGCCCAAACCACGGCGCCGGGGCAATTACTTTCTTATCTGGCGCCTCGCCTAATATCGCCGCCATGGCGCTGTAGCTACTGTTGCCAATAATGAAGTGGCGACAAGATTTCATAAGTCGGAAATGGTCAATATAGTTTCCATCAGGCGCCATTTCTATGTAACTTGAATGCAGGGTGTCTTTAAAAATATACTTTGCCCTTTCTGGCTCGTCACTAAATAATAGAAACCTGTTTCCTTGCATTGCAGATGCCGCCCGTAAGTAATATTCTGCGGCTAATCTGGGGTGATAACTCCCGTCATAATCACCCAATCTCACATGTATAGCGCAATAATCGTTTTGCGGATACTCGTCCTTCATTCTGAAATACCACCTCACTTCATCGAGGCAATGATCGAAGTATTTAATCGACTGCATGTGCCCGGACAGGCTGCAGCTTTGCGTTATCTTAATATCATGGTAACCCCAATGAATAAACTTGTCAGGCAATTGTGGGCCTTTATAAACCGGTAAAGGATTATCGAAATACTTCTGCACGTCAATGTCTTCTTGACTTCCGAACCGCTCAACATGGTCGTAGTTTTTCCACTCAGGAAAGGCGAAATCAAAACCATTCTTACGGGCTATGCCAATCGTTCCTGCTATTTG